TCAACACAAACTGCTGTTGCTGTAGTGCCACCTAAACCTGCACCTAAATGACTTCTATTCATACTACTACAATTTGTCAGGAACACCAACGATAGTCCTAATAATACTATAGATTGGATTGTATTTCTTTTCATTTTTTCCTTTTGTAACTGAGCATGCTGTCATCATGGTCAACACCAGAATAATCATAATTACCTTTTGCATAATCTCCTTTATCATTGGCCAACAATAAACAATCTGCTTGTATAGTCTCAATAAGGTTTTGAATTTTAAAATCTCGTTCTTGTGATTTAGGGGTCTGATATTTCAAGACCCTTAAATCATCTGCCATCTTTTTGACAGTATCTATTTTGTCACAAAATTGACTAATCTTGTGTAGCATTCTTTTTACCTTTAAACAAGTTTAAAATAGATTGTTTAGTATTTGCTAATTGTACTTTACTATTAGCCCAACTTTTAGTTTGGTACTCAACAACCTTTTTCTTCTCATTTTCAAACCAGTTTAAAACTGGATTTGCTTTTGCAACACCGGTAATCATTAAGAAAGCCGCTATTGCTAGAACCATAAACAAAAAAACAAAAAATGTCATACTTTCCTTCCTGCTGTTTTAATGTCCTCTTTGGCAACTACCATGTAAGGACCTTTGTTGTAAGCTGGAGCAACTGTGAAGTTTTTACTTGCTTCAATTTTCCAACTATTGTCTGGTTTTGTACCACCACGACCAATTTTGTTTGACAACGGTATTGCTTCAGCAGCTTGTCTGCCTGTAATCACATTGTCATCTTCTTTTACCATTCTAGTGACAATATCAATAGCATGTCTACCGTCTCTAGTTAATTTAATTCTACCATTATCATCTACATCAAAACCAAGTTTCTTTAGATACTTGATATGTTTCTTAACTGCCTCTAAATATGCCTTCGTAGGTTTTCTACGTCTCAACCTACGAATTGCACCACTTGAATTATTTGTATAGATAATAGCCATTAGTTTACACTTTCTCTTTGTGATTTATCAAACTCTGATTCTGCCATTTTCTCAGCATAAGTTTTACCAAATACTTTCATATAAAAATGGTCTCTTGGATTAGGGGCTGACCATGCCTCTAATAGATTTGTAAAGTTGACATCAATACCATCATAATACTCAGGATGGTTTTTTCTCAACTCTATATGGTCTTTGAAGAATTGAATACGATTGTCGTATTTCTCCTTCTTGCCTTTCATGTCGTTTTTTGTAGCGACATCAAACTCTGCAAATAAAGTCTCTTTTGAATAAAACATAATATAATCCTTTCTCAATTATTATAATATACAGGAACCGTTAAAAAATGGCAAGCCTGTAAAAAAGCGTATATTTATTGACTTTCCTCGCCAGGAAAGCTGCCAGGATGCGCCAGGATTGACGAATCGTAGCATTCGTGTACTACCGTACCCCCTCTGGAAACGGCATTTGTACAGATTCGTAGTGTTTTTGACTCTCTTCATCAGCCCATTTTTCAAAGGCGTCTACCTCATTTTGATGATAGGCAATACACTCTTCAATGTGTTTAATGGCTGTATCTTTATCACCACCCATAATCAAATTACGAGCAATCTTCAAGTCGTCAATATGTTTTAGAACCTCAATCATTTTACACTCCTCTTATGTGATTCAAAGTTATTAACAAACACTCTAATTAACCTAGAAACATCAACTGTTTCTTTTTTTAAAGTTTTTGGGTTGGTAAATTCAACTCTACAATCATTTACTTTTGCATAAGTTAAATTTTTATCATCAAATATTTTAGCGTCATCAGTATTTTTTCGCCAATCGTGTGATGAATAACCTAATACATCTTCACTCATTTTTGGTCCTCTGAGTTCATTAGTAGTACAATGTAATGTACTGCTTTAAGTAGGTCTTTTCTATTTCGACCATCTTTCTTACCAAACCTGCATAGATACTTAATTGCATTTGCTTGGCAAAAATCTTTATCAATTCCTATATCTCGTAACAGGTCTTGTACCTGTGTACCTTTAGACACCTGAGCATAGTGTTGACCATATGTGCCTTTAATATAGTCACCAATTTCTTTCAGGATTTTATCTTCATTATATTTCATTAGTCATTCATCCAATCTTTATCGTTTACAGCATTTGCTTCAACTCTATCTATCTGGTCAAAGTAACACCAATATGTACCATTTGTAGGACTTTCATCTGTGCCTGTAAATGTAATCGCACCAACATAACCTAAATCAGTATCATAAGTTTTAGCAGATAGAGAAGTTTCATTCTCAGCCGCTATATCATTTTTTTCGGTAGCGATACCAATATTAATAATAGTACCCTCTCTACCGTTTTTGGTGTAAACATAATCACCTGTATTAATTATCATAATATAACTCCTTAATGTTTAGTTTTAAATAAGTATTCTTTATCATAAGACAAACCAAGTTTATAACAAATATAATCTGGTTCTTTATCAAAATATTGTATCAATTCTTCAGCTTCTAAAATCCACCTAATGGCTTCTTCTTTATCTTTTGCACCATGTCTAATTGTGTTTTCAACTGTCTTTAAGAAAGATTGGTAAGCGGCTTCTTCCCACTTCTTCTCTTGTTCAGAATTTTCTTTTGCCACTTTACATAGTGTATCTAATTCTTCTTCTAACTCTTTGTTAGACATTGCATCAAAATTATAATGACGACCTTTGACACCATAAGCATCTTTGTGCATTTCATACACACTTGTGATTAGACTATCACGCTCATAGTCTTCAACAGTAAAAATACCTTGGTCATTCCAATACTGAATATCCTCAGTAACCATGCCAGCCCATGAACCAGGATTTTCATTCATCCACTTCTTAGACTTAGCGTTAATATCTTTAATATGTTGAAGTAAAGTTTTCATCATTATTTCTCCTGAGTAGCGTACCAAAACATCTCTTCAGCTTGGTCGTGACTATCTATACCAAGTAAACTGTAAGATTGATTAGAATTCATCAAGTCATCAGCCGCCTCTGCGATTGTCATATGACCTGCTTTAATCTTATCTACTAATTTATCACTGTATTTTTCGGCTTCGTCCCAAGCCCATTGCATAGTTTTACTCATTTATTTGTCCTTTCTCATTTGTTTATATACATATAATACACTATCCACCACCACGGTCAAGCGTTTTTTTCACTTTTTTTCAACTTTTTTTCGCTTAAAAATCAAGTATTTACAAGGGTTTTTGAGGGTGCGTCAATATGCACAGCCTATTTCCATGCGTTTTTTATCCATTCCTGTGTCGATTCGTGTGGATTTGGCTGTCCGTGGAACACGGAAACCTTCGATTCGCCATTATGTTCAAATGTCCAAGTTGACTTTGAGTATCTAGTACCACTTCGGTCATACCACTTATATGATTGTGTCCATGAATCAGGATATGATTCACATCCAGGACTGTTCTTAATATATTCAGATATTAGGTTTTGGTCTCCAGAAAACCGTCTTATAACATTTGGCCTATCTGCATAAAATTTATGCCATAATTTACCATGAAATTTATCGTTTTTAAATCTCATTATACTGGAGTTCCACAATTTAGTTGTAGGATTAAAGTCATTCATACCTACGAAATCTGCCTCTGGTTTATATGTAAAGAAACAATCAATGTTTTCTGTAATTACTACATCTAAATCCATATACAATGTGTCGCCAGGTAAACTAACATTTGGATGAAATAATTGTAGTTTATTCCACCAACCTGTTAAATCATGTTCAGGAAATTGTCTAACATTAATATTACCTTCGACCATCTTTTGCATCTTAACATGGTCAGTGAATACAAAAAAATTAATTAAATGAGTGGTGTTTCTAGTCACCATATTGTAGAGTTTTTGAACATACTCTACGGGATATTTGTCACCATAACATACACAAGCAAAATTATACATCATAAATTCAACCAATTCATCATAGCTCGAATTGCCAATACAAAGTAAACTAACTCCATTAACATTCTAGGCCAGTCTTTATCTTTGTAACCAAACCATACCCACATGGCACATGAGGTACCTGTTATACCCCAACCTATCCACTGCGTTGATATGTTAGCAGAGGATAATATATAAACGCCTAAAATGGCAAG